AGTTGCTAAAATTAAATCAACACTCAACACTTTTAAATGTCCGTATGTTGGATATGGTAGAAATGTATTAACAGCCATGTTTTTAGAATCAGGGATGGACTATCAATTATTTGTTGATGCCGATATGGAATTCGAACCAGATGTAGTTGGGAGAATGATTGTAGCACAGAAAGATGTAATCTGTGTTCCATACAGAAAAAAGACTCAAGACCAGTCAATAAAATTTTCTGTAGAGTTTCAGGATCATCAGAATATTAATATTGACCAGAAAGGCTTAGTTGAATTGACTAAGGGCCCAGCAGGGCTTACTTTAATTCATAGAAGGGTTTATGAAAGATTGATGAAGGATCTCCCTCATTTAAAGATAAAGCAAAAAGAAATAATATCCGAAGAAGCCAATAATTATTTTTATAACTTCTGGGATACAACATTTGATAAAAATGGAATGTGGTGGGGAGAAGATGTGCATTTCAGTAATTTAATTAAAGGAGCAGGATTTAAATTATATGGAGTAGCCGATGGAGAGACAACCCACATTGGTAACTTTGGATGGAAGGGTAAATTAGTAGATTCATTTAAAAGAGCCAATGGAAAAGATTCATAAGATTTACGGACCACCAGGTACAGGTAAAACTTTTAGACTTATTAAAAGAGTCAAAGCTTACATTCGAACTGGAACACCTTATCATAAGATAGGTTACTTTGCGTTTACAAAGAAAGCCGCGGGGGAAGCGAGAAACAGAATAGGTGTGTCAGACAAGAAAGTACCATACTTTCAAACCCTACACGCCTTCTGTTTTCATTTACTTGGATTAACTGAAGATAAAGTTATGCAGCCTTATCACTATGAAGAGCTAGGAAAAAAATTAAATATTCGTGTAAACTTTTCTGATAAATACAATGAGGAAGAAACTCACTTTCTTACATGCGATAATCCCTACTTTCAATTAATTGGAAGAGCCATTAATAGAGGAACAACTATACGAGAAGAGTTTGATAGAAACGAACACGACAAGAAAGAAATAGACTGGGACATACTTAAGCACATAGCAATAAACCTAAAAGAATTTAAAGAAAAGAATCACATACTAGATTTTAACGATATGATTGAAATGATTTTAGATTTGCCTGAAGAAAAAATGCCTTCTTTTAAAGCTATCTTTATTGATGAGGCACAAGATCTTTCCCCACTTCAATGGAAACTATATGATAAATTAAAAAATTATTGTGAGCAAATATACTTAGCGGGTGATGACGATCAAGCTATCTTCGCCTGGGCTGGAGCGGATGTAAGTAGATTTATTAATGAACCGGCTAAAGAACGAGTATTAAGATACTCGCGTAGAATCTCAAGAGCCGTGCAACAGGAATCACAAATACCAGTGAATCGTATAGCAGGCATCAGGAAACATAAAGAATACTTGCCACGGGCGCAAGAGGGTTTTGCGTCTCACATTAGTAATTTAGGACAAATTGATTTAACAAAAGGTAAATGGTTAATACTTACTAGAACTAAGAGTAATCTTTTGGAGATTATGAAAGAATTAAAAAAGAAAAATTTATATTATCAAAGTAATAAAGGAAAAAGTTTTAAAGTAGGATTATACAATGCAGCGGTAGCTTATACTAAATGGACTATAGAAGGAGTGTTAGAACCAAAAGAAATAAATGAAGTAAAAGAATTTATTCCAGATGGAAAATGGGATAAAAAAATTCCGTGGTATGATATATTTAATGCTGATCAAAAAGAAATTTTATACATAAGAAATTTAATAGCTAGTGATGAAAAATTAAACGAACGTGCTCGAATATGGTTGTCAACTATTCATGCGGCAAAAGGAGGCGAAGAAGATAATGTAATTCTATCTTTACACCAGGGTAGTAAAGTTCAAAAAGGAATTAGATTAAGTGTTGACAAACAAGATGAGGAGAATAGAGTGTGGTATGTTGGCATCACGAGAGCAAGAAATAATCTATTTAAACTAAAAGCAAAAAAGATAATAAAGGAGTACTTACTATGACCAATAAGAATATATTTGATGAAGCGTTTCCCCAAGATAGACAGGTGGGAGGAAGTCATTACAAAAAATTTGCAATTCAACCTTATGAATTTATTGCTAAAAATAATCTTTCGTTCTTTCAAGGATGCGTTGTAAAATATGTGTGTCGTTATTTAAATAAATCAGGGATTGAAGATTTAGAGAAGATAATACATTATTGTCAGTTAGAAATAAAAAAAATAAAGGACATGAAATATAAATGATTAATGAGATAAAAGATTATTTAATAGTAAAAGATAATTTTTTTGACGAAGATGTTTATAATGAAATATTAAAAGACATCTCTAGATTAAAATTTGAAAATAGATCTACACTTATTGATAAAAAAGATCTCAAGGCAAATAATGTATACCAAAAAATATATTTTAATGTGAAATTAAATATCAATCATTTCGCGGTTAAATATGTTTGTGAAAAACTTAAAGAATATAAATTAAATTTATCTGTTCTAGAGAATGCTTATTTTTTAAGCACAAAACATGAAGACGCGACTCCTCATAATGATGATGTAGCAGATGTAAATTGTTTAATATATTTAAAAGGTGAAATGACCTTAAACAGTGGCACCGGTTTTTACGATATAAAAGATAATAACTATGAACTAAATAGACACATAGGGTTTAAAAATAATAGAGCTATTATATTTGATTCAAAAATATTTCATGCTTCGTTACAATTTAATGAAGGGGCTAGACCACGATATGTCATGGCCAATTTTTTTAAATATAAAAATGAAAAAAATAGGAAGGTATAAAAGATATGTTACTACCACAAACAGAATGGGTACAGAAAACAGAATATCCCGATCTTAGATCTCATGATGAAATTGCAATTGACTTAGAGACAAGAGATCCAGATTTAAAAAAGAAAGGTTCCGGTGCTGTCATTGGTAACGGTGAAGTAGTTGGAATTGCTGTGGCAACATATAATGACAAATGGTATTTTCCTATTGCTCATGGTGAAGGACCTAACTGCGATAGAAAAAAAACTTTAGAATGGTTTAAAGATATTTGTGCATGTCCGGCTACAAAAATCTTTCACAACGCCATGTATGACGTTTGCTGGATACGTAATTTAGGTATAAAAATCAATGGTTTAATCGTTGATACTATGATTGCATCTTCTCTTTTAGATGAAAACAGATTTTCTTACACACTCAACACTTTGTCATGGCATTTTTTAAACGAAGGGAAAAGTGAGAAAGCTTTAACTGAAGCTGCAAAGGCAAGAGGACTAGATCCTAAAGCAGATATGTGGAGACTACCTGCGCATGAGGTAGGAGCATACGCAGAAAAAGATGCTGAATTAACTTTTAAACTTTGGCAACATGTAAAAAAATTATTAATGGAACCAGATGGGGATGGAAAAGATTTACAAGATATTTTTAATTTAGAGACTGATCTTTTTCCTTGTCTTGTTGACATGAGATTCCTAGGCGTACGAGTAGATTCTCAACGAGCTCATACACTGAAGAAAGAATTAACAAGAAAAGAAGAAAGATTAATCCACCAAATAAAATTAGATACAGGAGTAGAAACTCAAATATGGGCTGCAAGATCGATTGAAAAAGTTTTTCAAAAATTAAACTTGCCTTACGAACGAACTGAGAAAACGGATTCTCCATCATTTACCAAAAACTTTCTGTCTAATCATAATCATCCTACAATTAAGATGATAGCAGAGGCGAGAAAAATAAACAAGGTTAATACAACTTTTATAGATACTATTTTAACACATGAGCATCGAGGAAGAATCCATGCAGAAATAAATCAGATAAGATCGGATGATGGGGGAACAGTAACTGGAAGATTTTCTTACCAGAATCCAAACCTTCAACAAATTCCTGCAAGAGATCCTGATACAGGTCCTTTAATTAGAAGTTTATTTATACCTGAAGAAGGATGCAAGTGGGGTTGTTTTGACTACTCGCAACAGGAACCAAGACTTGTTGCACACTACGCATTACAATTTGGATTACCTTCCGTAAATCCGATAGCCGATGCATATGATACAGATTCTTCTACCGACTTTCATAAGATTGTAGCTGACATGGCTCAAATTCCGAGATCACAAGCTAAAACAATTAATTTAGGTTTATTTTATGGAATGGGTAAAGCAAAACTTCAAGCAGAATTAGGAGTCAGTAAAGATAAAGCTGCAGAATTATTTGATAGGTACCATACCAAAGTTCCATTTGTAAAACAGTTGATGAATAAAATTATGAGCGCTGCCTCTGCTAAAGGACAAATTAGAACTTTATTGGGGAGACGTTGTAGATTTCCTAAATATGAACCGATCCTTAGAGGAAGTGACTGGGGAAAATATGTACCAGCTGAAGATCATGAGAGAATGATTGAACTTCAAGAGATGGGGCCATATTTAAAAGATGATGAAGATGAAATATTAAAAGACAAAGAAGGCAATCCTAAAAAAAATTATTGGCATGGTAATCCTGCACGTAGAGCATTTACTTACAAAGCTTTAAATAAATTAATTCAAGGATCAGCCGCCGACATGACTAAAAAAGCAATGTTAGATTTATACAAGGAAGGCATTTTACCACACATTCAAATTCATGATGAATTAGATATATCAATTGATGGTAATGAAAATAAAATTAAAGAAATTATGGAAAATGCGGTTGACCTAGCCCTACCAAATAAAGTAGACTGCGAGGCCGGACCAAATTGGGGTTCAATTAAATAGGAGGAACTATGAACAAAGTAAAAGAAATATGGGCACTAGCCGTAGCTCATAAAAAAATAACTATCGGTGTAGTTATTGGAATTATTATATTAATTAATTTAGTAAACTAATATATGCATGGCATATCTGAATGCAAATATACCTGTGACGTATGCACAGATCAGGAGAGAATATCTCTATGATCTTAAAGATCATCATGGCGAAACTGAAGATTGTATTATCTTCGGGCTGGCTTCGATTACTGGTCGTCCGATTCTGTTCCACGCAATTATGGAAAATGGTGCAGTCTTCTACCGCCTACCAATCTCTGCGTTCATACAAAGAGGCTTTAAGTCAAGTGAAGTTCCTAAATGTAGGCTGGATGAACTTGAGTTATGGAATTGTTTTAGTTATTATCCTGCTGTTACTTCTTATGACATTTTAGATGGACAGGCAGGCAAATATTTATTTACTGTTGACTGGGGCCACCCAGAGAGTAATATAGTAGATACTGATCATTCAGAAATACCGCACGAACATAAGTGCGCACACATATTGGCGTTAGATGATGGCAATTATGCAGCACAACCAAACAATAGAATATTGTGGGATATCCCTTCATTTACAGTTAAGGATGAGATTCCAGATTGGAAAGTGCAAACGAGTGATTGGAACGTAGAAGATAGCAGTAAATGGAGAACTGAAGATACTGATAATTTCTTTTACGAAATTGAGGAGAAAAAAAATGAAGTGTGAAAATTGTGGAATGGGT